AGGATTGAGTCGATGCCAGAAATTATTAACAATTACTTATCTCCAACTAATTTTACGATTAGTATAGAGAAACTCCCGAACGTAGAATTCTTTACACAGAAGCTGCAAATTCCAGATGTCACTGCAACTCCTGCAGAGATAGGTACTCCTTTAACATCTATATACGAATACGGGGATCGTCTTGTCTACGGTGAGCTGACGACTACCATGATCCTCGATGAGAATATGAATAACTATAAAGAAATTCTCAATTGGATAGAAGGCTATGCCGCTCCTGAAAAATCAGCGCAAAACAAAATATACACCGCAACTGGTCATGAGTCCGATATCATCGCGACCATTACCAACTCTCACAAAAATCCAAACATAAGATTCGTATTTAAGAATTGCTTCCCAACCTCTTTGGGTGGTGTTTCTCTTGATGTTAATGTTACTGATGTAGCATATGCAACAACGACAGTTACCTGGAGATACGATACCTTTACAATGGAACAACTATAAGATAAACCTTTTATTATGAATTATGATTTTATTGAAGTGGGTACATCTGATTTTGATACCCTTACACAAGACGCAACTGATAATTGTATTGGCCTATGCATTGAACCAATCAAGTTCTATTTAGATCGACTACCAAACAAACCAAACGTTAAGAAAATCAATTCTGCGATTTCTTTTGATGGAAAAGTAGGTCGTGATAAGGTTTATTATATTCCTCTTAAGACAATTCAGAAACACAATATGCCTCTTTGGCTTCGTGGCTGTAATTCAATGGGTGACTATCACTATCAACATAAAGAGAATAATCTTCAATCACTCGTAGAAATAATTGATGTTGATACAATACCTTTAGGTGATATCTTTGATCAGCACAATGTCGATACACTTACTATATTAAAGATAGATACAGAAGGCGGAGATTGTTTTATATTAAATTCATTTATTCCTTTTCTTGAATCCAATGAGAAACAGCGTTGGCCTTTATGGATCGAATTTGAAACTAATATATTAACACCAAAAGGGATGGTAGGCGATACGATTCAGAAATACTGTGATCTTGGTTATACAGTAGCAAGACGTGGAGTTGGAGAAGAAAATTCAATCTTACAAAGTCCTTTATGCAAATAACCATTGACATTCACAATGAAACCTGTTATAATTGTAATGAATTTAAAGTTTATGGAATAGATTATGGATACGAATGATATAGCAGCAATATGGGCAGCTGACTCGCCGATAGATGAAACCAACCTATTGGGTGAAAGTAAAAGAATCCCATCGTTACATAGTAAGTACTATAACCTTTATTATAGGGAAGTCTTACGTGTTAAAAAGTTAAAGGCCGAATATAAAGAATTGGAAATGGACAAACGTAATTGGTACGATGGTTCTATGGCCGAAGAAGATCTGAGAGAAAAAGGATGGAAGCCTTTTCAAAGAAAGGTAATAAGAAACGATTTGGATAAACATATTCAGGCAGACAAAGATGTTATTAAATTAAGTCTTACGATTGATTTCCATACAGCAAACGCAAACTACCTTGAAGATATAATTAAAACAATACACAGCAGAAACTTCGTTGTTAAGAACATGATAGATATATTGAAGTTTCAGTCCGGAGATTACTAACAAATGTGGGATAAGATGATGGCATGGGGATTCTTAAGAGAATCTAGAAAACAACAAAAAGAAACTCAACAAGTAATTGATATGATGGCAGACGATGTCGATCCTGAAGCAATTACAATTGAGAATGCATATAAGACAAGATGGATTTGGTATCATACTATTTTAGCAATTGGTATCTTTATGACTAACATGTTGCTTCTTGCTATCTTATTACTATTGGCAATAAAATTATGACATTTTGGATCGGATTTATATTAATGTTTCTTAACGAAGGATTCGTGATTATGCGACATGTGCATCCTTGGTTTGCTATAAAGAGAGATGCGCTAATTGCATACCTTGGTCGATATTGGAAAGTAACTCATAGCATAGCAGATACATTATGGATTGTATTAATTGCTTATGGTTACTATTTAGAACCAGAAAATTGGATAACATTTACTATACCTCTTGTTATCTTTTGGCAATCAGTTGTAGTGTTTGTTTATTTACCTATGTGGTTTAAAAAGAAATGAGTGAAAGAATAGAAGTAGAATTAATTGATTCAGTATATATGCGCATTAAAGCGGATGCTGGATTAAAAACAGAGTTGTCTGATTTCTTTGCGTTTAAACCAGAAGGTTATCAGTTCAGTCCAAAATACAAAGCAAGAGTATGGGATGGAACCATTCGGTTGTTTCAAGCAATGCGTCCTGTATTGTATGTTGGTCTATATCCGCATCTTAAAAAGTTTTGTGAACAAAGAGATTATATTTTAGAGGCACCAGCGTCAATAGCAGAACAGGAGAATATCGAAGATGGCTACGTTGAAGAGTTGGCTGAAGAAATTAAGTGTAAGTTTAAACCAAGAGACTATCAAATCGAGTACATCAATAACGCTCTGCGTAACCGTAGATCTTTATCTCTATCACCGACATCATCTGGTAAGTCTTTAATTATTTACCTAATACAACAACATTACTATCAAGCGCTTGGTTTAAGAACATTGATTATTGTTCCTACTATATCTTTAGTACATCAGATGGCTGGTGACTTTGTTGATTATGGTTGTGATGAAAACGATATCTATAAAATACAAGGTGGTGTTGATAAGAATACGAAAGCACCTATTGTTATATCTACATGGCAATCTTTAGTGAAACAAGATAAGGATTGGTTTGGTCAATTTGGTTGTGTCATGGGCGATGAAGCTCATACCTTTCAAGCAAAGTCTTTAACGACTATTATGCATAAACTTGAACATTGTGAATTCCGTCATGGATTTACTGGTACTCTAAAGTCTGCTGAAAGTAAGACTCATAGATTAGTACTCGAAGGTTGTTTTGGCGAAGTGAAACGAATTGTATCTACAAAGAAATTAATGGATGAAGGCACGGTTGCTGACTTTGAAGTTAAGGCAATTGTATTGAATCATAGTAACGAAGCGAAGGCAGCATTTAAAAAGGCAATGGGACAAGTAAAAGAAGCAGTTCGTAAATGGCCTGCTGAAAGAGAATTCATTGTTAATCATGTAGGAAGAAACAATTTTATAAAGAATTTGGTTTGGTCTCTGAAAGATCAGAATAACTTGATTCTATTTGATCTGGTAGAAAAGCATGGTAAGGTACTTGCTCCTCTATTAGAAAAAGAAGGACGTGAACTACATTTCATATACGGTAATACAAAAGGAGAAGAACGTGAACGCATTCGTCATTTGGTTGAAAACGACCCACTTAAGCAACATAACATTCTTGCATCCTATGGAGTTTTTAGTACTGGTGTTAACATTAAAAGACTTGATAATGTAATCTTTGCTTCCTCTTCTAAATCTGAGATTAAAGTATTACAATCAATTGGTAGAAGTTTACGTAAAGCTGAGGACTCGCAGAAAGCGGTCCTCTATGATATCGCTGATGATTTGTCGGTGGGTAGTTACGAAAACTATACATTAAAACATTTTAAATCTAGAATTGAAATATACTCCGCTGAGGAGTTTGCATTTAAGATCTTTACAATTGATATCTAATCATACTATATACCTTAAAGCCGATAGTCTTATTATACAAGGACTTTTGGTAAATGTCAATAGTTTTTTTCATATTTGTGAAAATAAATTTAAACCATTGACATGTAAGAGTAAATAGATTATAATAACTACAATATTTAAACAAAGGAGTTTGTATTTGAAATGGCTAAGAAAAGAAACTACGTAAACAACAAAGATCTCCTTGCTGCATTAATCGAATATAAAGAGAAGTGCGCTGAGGCAGAAGAAGGCGGAGAAAAGAATCCCGTCGTACCCGACTACATTGGTAAGTGTATTATGTTAATTGCACAACGATTAGCAACACGACCAAATTTCAGTGGATACATGTATAAAGAAGAAATGGTCTCAGACGGAATCGAGAACTGTCTACAATATATACATAACTTTAATCCAGAGAAATCTCAAAACCCATTTGCTTATTTTACGCAAATCATTTGGTATGCATTCCTACGCAGAATCTCAAAAGAGAAGAAGCAGATGTATATTAAATTCAAAGCATCACAAAGACAAATGCATGAAAACGAAGTATTTGATTCTACTGGTGAAGCTGTAACGGCCAACATCTTACCTGATTACATTAATGAATTCATTGATGATTTTGAAGGCAAACTCAAAAAGGCAAAAGAAAAGAACGCTGCTGACGCAGAAGAAAAGAAGAACAACACAGCTGAGTAAAGGTTATGTTAGATTATGAGAATGCTTTTGATTGGAAGAAGCCTTCAATTCAAATTGTAGGTAAATGGCAACCCTGGCATGCAGGTCATACAAAATTATTTAAAAAGGCCTTGACATTAACAGGACAAGTTGTTATAATAGTCAAAGAAGTATATAAATCGGAAGGAGAAGATGCTCCGTTCGGTGAGATAGATGTTATCAACTTAATAACGATAGCACTAGAAAAGGAAGGCTTCTATGATGGGCAACACTATGTTATAGTATGTACTCCAAATATTGTAGGGTTACTTAACGGACCTGGCAATGGAATATCCTATGATAAGAAATATTCTGAAGATTATATTATGTCAAGTGAAATTAGAGAACAATTGAGAAAAGAAGGTAAATTATGAAACTAGTATCTAATAAGGATCCAATTCTATTTAAAGAATTACAAGATGTTGATATCCAAAATCCACAGATTGATTTAAAGCAAACCAAGAACGATATGGTAGAGCTGATGGTCTCCAAAAGAGGTCTAGGGTTATCTGCTTGTCAGGTTGGTATTGATTATAAAGTGTTTGTGATTGGTGAAGACAAAGAGAATACAATGATGTTCGTTAATCCTAAAGTCCTATCTGTCTCGGAAGAAACAGAACTTGACTTTGAAGGATGTCTTTCCTACCCTGATGTATTTCTCAAAACGCATCGACCAACATCTGTTGAAGCTTCATGGTATGACGAAGATGGTAACGCACAAACCGGAAACTTTGAAGGTTATACCGCAAGATGTTTCCTACACGAATTTGACCACCTATATGGAGTTGTATTTTCACAGAAAGTATCTCGACTTAAATGGGATAGAGCGTTGAAGAAGAAGCAAAAAATATCAAAGCAAAGAAATCAATTAACGGCTTATATGCAAAATGCGCAAACCGCAATAGACAACGCAAAAGCCGCCCAGGAGTAATATGAAAATCGCGATCGTTACCGATATTCACATCGGTTGTCGAGGAGATAGTAAAGTATTTCACGAAGTACAAAGAAAGTTTTTTGAAGAAGTATTCTTTCCATATATTGACGAACATGACATTAAGGTTGTATTTGACCTTGGTGATACATTTGACCGTCGTAAATATATTAACTATGTATCTCTTTCGGCTGGTAAATCATTCCTCTTTGACAATTTAGTAAAACGTAATATAGATTTCCATGCACTTATTGGAAACCATGATACTTATTACGCAAGTACTAATGAAATCAATAGTATGAATCTGTTAACTAAAGAGTATCCTCAGTTTACTTTATACCAAGATGATGGTGTAGAGTTACAGATGGGATCTACAAAGTTTCTTATGTTACCGTGGCTTAATAAAGAAAACGGCGAAAAGAATCTAGAAATTGTAAAGAACTCTAATGCTAATATATTAATGGGTCACCTTGAAGTAAAAGGTTTTGAGATGATGAAAGGTGCGTTATGTACGCATGGTATTGATATGAACGTGTTCAAGAATTTTGAATCTGCGTTCTCTGGTCATTTTCACCATCCTTCAAGATATGGCAACGTTGAGTACCTTGGATCTCCGTATGAAATGACATGGTCTGATTATAAAGGTAGTCGAGGTTTCCATGTATTCGATACTGAAACTCGAGAAATGATTAAGATCGAGAATCCTAATCGCGTATTCTATAAAGTATTCTACGACGATGAGAACTGGACTGTTGACGACGTTGCGAATTACGATGTAGAACAATATCGAGACAAGTTCGTTAAAGTAATTGTACAAAATAGAACCAACGCATATCTCTATGATATGTTTATGGGTCGTATGTCTGAATGTGGTGCGGTAGATGTTAGAGCCGTTGATGACCATTTAAATTTAGACGCAGAAGGTGTTGATGAGATACTTGATGAAACAAAAGATACGACAGAAATATTATCACAATACATTGATGGTCTTGAGACCACAACTGATAAGGTTAAAGTAAAAACTGTATTGGATGATTTATATCATGAGGCACTTAGTTTATGAGAATTAACTTTGAGAAGGTTAAATATAAAAATATATTATCAACAGGAAACGTATTTACAACTGTAGAACTAAATATTGTTCCTAGCACATTAATCGCAGGATCAAATGGTTCAGGTAAAAGTACATTGCTTGATGCAATTGTATTTGGTCTATACGGTCGACCTTTTCGTAATATTAATAAGGCACAGTTAGTTAACTCGATTAATAATAAAGATCTAATTGTAGAATTGTATTTCTCTGCAGGTGGTGATAAGTACAAAATCCTTCGTGGTATCAAACCTAATCTCTTTGAGATCTGGAAGAATGGTGCAATGATTAATAAAGATGCATCTATTCGAGATTACCAAGGATTCCTCGAAGACGATATTCTAGGTATCAACTTTAAGGCATTCAATCAAATCGTAGTACTTGGTTCTGCTACTTATATTCCTTTTATGGAATTGAGAGCATATCAACGTCGAGAGATTATTGAAGACCTATTAGATATTCAGGTATTCTCTGTTATGGGTACTTTGGCAAAAGAACGTATGTCAAGTCTTAAGACTGATATCAACGAAAACAAATACGATATAGAAATGGTTGAGAGTAAAATTGTATCACAAGAAGATAGTGATGCAGCAATACGAAATCTTAAATCTATTGAAGTTGATAAAATCAAAGATAAGATGACTGGTCATATCGACGAGATCGAAACAAAGAATGGTACTATTGATGTTCAAGATGATATTATAAAAGTACTCTACGATGATATCTCTGATAAACCTGAAGAAAAGAAAAAGTTCTCTGATGCAACTGAAAAGAGAGCAGATCTCGAAAGAAGTCGTGTTGCGTTTGAAAAAGAACTATCGTTCTATGAACATAATGATGATTGCCCAACATGTAAGCAAGGTATCGCTCATGATTTCAAACAAGAACAGATTATAGATAAGAACCAACAGAAAGCTGGTATTGAGAAAGGTCTTGTAGAAATAGCAGACGTACTTACAAAACACCAGACTCGTTTAGGTTCTATTTCAAAAATCGAAGAACAGATTCAATCGGTTAACTTCAAGATCTCTGAGATCCGAGCTGAAATCAAAATGTCTAAGAATGCTCTAATGAGTTATAAGAAGGAACTTGATAACGCTCAAAAGGAAGTTGCTGAAATTGATACTTCTAAGCTTGAGAATCTACAAAACAGAATAGATACTTTAACTACTAATCGCAGTGAACTTCTTGATGAACATGAAGTTCTAAATATTGTTCAGATGATATTGAGAGACGGTGGTATTAAGGCAAAGATTATTTCTCAGTACATTCCTGTTATTAATAAACTCATCAACAAGTATCTTGCCGCGTTTGATCTGTTCGTTGACTTTCAACTTGACGAAGAGTTTAATGAAGTTATTCGTTCAAGGTTTAGAGACAAGTTCACCTATGCTAGTTTTTCTGAAGGAGAGAAACTACGTATCACATTATCAATCATGTTGGCTTGGAGATCAGTTGCTAAACTAAGATCTTCTGTTTCAACTAATCTATTGATACTTGACGAAACACTCGACGGCGCATTGGATGGTGTTGGTATTGAGAGTTTAATTGAAACACTGCATGGATTGAATAACGACGACAATATCTTTGTCATATCACATCGTGGTGATCAGTTCGCTGAAAAGTTTGAGAACA